TAAGTTATAACAGAATATCCTATAATAACAAGGACAATATTGTCGCACCCTAGAGAAGAGCATGTGGGCGGGTCCCACCCATATAAAAAAATAAAAATTTTTTCTTTTTAGGGCTTGACACTTATCCTATAATAACCTATAAACAAATCAGTTGTAATAATAACTAAAAACAGAAAGGAATACATTATGCAACCATTAAGAAAAGACCACGTTGACTACTATAAAGACTTGACTAATAGAAAGTTTGATACTCAAGTTAATATAGTTGAAACTGAAATTGACAGTCAAGCAGAAGAGATTGTCAATAAAAAGATAAACCAATTTCCAAAGGAACTTGGCTTTGATAAAATGATTAAGGAACTAGATAAGAGGTGTAAAGCCCTTGTAAAGTTTCAATCAGAAAAAGCCCAGATTGAATACAAGTTGGAAATGGAAGCTAAAAAAGTGGCAGATGATATTGAAGACCGATTTAAGCGATTTGGTAAATTGCGAAAATGGGAAACTTCAATTCAAACTGTAAAAGTCAAAGAAGAAAACGCAGTTGATTATATAAATAAGAAATTGCGGAAAGTATGTTTTGAAGAAGCAGAAAAATTTGTAAGATCAAAACATAAACTTTATCACGCATTAGAAAACAAACGTGAAAAGTGTTTGACTATCTTACATACTGGTAGCCACATTCAACCAACATTAACCGAGTTAAGTAAAGAAATGGCCACAGCTAGAATACAGCTTGATATTCCGACTTCTTTACTAGCTTTACCGAGTAAATAATTATGGAAGTAGTTGCAAGATTAATGATGATACTAGTAGGATTTATTATTGTCATGTTAGGTTTTATTACTTTTATTCATTCTGGGGAACATAGAATGCTTGGTTTGTTAATTTGTTTTGCAGGTGTTGTTTCAATGTTTGCAGGATTACCAAGTGTTGAAGAAAATAACTCAAGACTTGATGAAAGTTTTAAAAGAAATAAAAAACAAATGGAGTTTGATTTTGATAAATAAATAAATAAACGAGGCGCGAGATTAACACACTCGCGCCACGACACATAGACACAATATATTGTGTCAAGGATAATCCTACACACTATGACCAAAATGGGTCAGAGAAGAGCATGTGGGCGGGACCCACCCGGAAGCGCTTCGCGCGCTTTAAAAGGGGACCCTAAAGGAATTACTTTTATGTTTCACGTGAAACATTTTTATCGATACCCCCTTGGTCTAGTAGGGGTCCCAGACCTACCCTATAGTGTTTGATTTACTCAGTCATTGCTGTATAATACTTTCTACCCACATTGAAATATATGCTAACAATACAAGATATAAATAAAATTACAGATCCAATTGAAAGAAGAAAGTTAAAGATTCAGATCATACAACGGGAACAAAGAAAAGAACTTAAACAAGTTCGTACTAAATTTTTGCCTTTTGTAAAAAAGATGTGGCCAGATTTTATAGAGGGGTCCCATCACACCGAGATAGCAGATAAGTTTAATAAATTAGCGACTGGAGAATTGACCCGTCTAATTATAAACATGCCGCCTAGGCATACTAAATCTGAATTTGCATCATTCTTTCTTCCTGCATGGATGATAGGACAAAACCCAAAATTAAAAATAATTCAAGCAACACACACAGCAGAACTTGCTGTAAATTTTGGTCGTAAAACAAAACACTTAATTGATTCACCTGAGTATCAAGCGATATTTAAAACAAGACTCCAGGAAGATAGTAAAGCTGCAGGACGTTGGAATACATCTGATGGTGGTGAATACTTTGCAGTCGGTGTCCAAGGTGCGGTAACCGGTAGAGGTGCTGATCTACTCATCATCGATGATCCACATTCAGAGCAAGATGTAAACTCACCTATTGCATTTGATAATGCATGGGAGTGGTATACTAGTGGACCACGGCAAAGGCTTCAACCAGGAGGTCGTATTGTTTTAGTCATGACTCGTTGGTCTACAAAAGATCTTACACAAAAATTAATTAACGCTCAGAAAAATGAAAATGCAGATCAATGGGAAGTTATAGAGTTTCCTGCAATCCTTCCAAACGGCAAACCAGTCTGGCCTGAATATTGGAAGCTCGAGGATCTTGAATCTGTAAAGGCATCTGCGGGTGTTGCTAAGTGGAACGCGCAATACATGCAAAACCCAACTTCAGAAGAAGGAGCTCTTATCAAAAGAGAATGGTGGAAAAATTGGGAACTCGAACACATGCCTGTTGTTGAACATACTATTCAAAGTTACGATACTGCATATTTAAAAAAGGAGACAGCTGATTATAGTGCAATTACAACGTGGGGAGTTTTTCGTCCAAACGAAGATGCGGGTCCACAAATAATATTATTAGACTCTTACAAAGAACGATTAGAGTTTCCAGAACTACGTCGTGTTGCATTAGAACAATATAAATATTGGAATCCAGATACAGTTATTATTGAAGCAAAAGCATCAGGACTTCCTTTGATGTATGAGCTTAGACAAATGGGAATACCCGCAGTAAATTTTACACCTAGTAAAGGTCAAGATAAAATTGCTAGAGTTAATGCAGTTTCTCCTATATTTGAAGCCGGCCAAGTATGGGCTCCTTTAGATCAAGAGTTTGCTCAAGAAATGGTAGAAGAAGTTGCTGCATTTCCATACGGAGATCATGACGACTTAGTAGATTCTATGACTCAAGCTCTAATGAGATTTAGACAAGGAGGGTTGATAAGACACCCAGAAGACTATAAAGATGAAGATCAACCTAAACGAAAAAAGAAATTTTATTGGTAATGAAAAAGAATCCAACACTAGTTAAAAACATGAAACATGTTAAATTTGATCAGATACCACCCTTAAGTGGCCCTGATCCACGAGGCTTGATTAATCAAACAAAACAAGATAAACCTAATCAATTGGAGAAAATAAATGGCAGACATAGACAAAGCATTAACCGAAATAAGAAAATCGGTTGAGATACCAGGGCCCGAGGAACAAATAGAGGCTACTGAAGAAATTAAAGAATCATTACCTGATGCTGGTGAAACAGAGATTACCCCGACAGAAGATGGCGGCGTAGAAATTAATTTTGAACCTGGAGCATTTAACCAAGCACAAAGTGAAAACCACTTTGATAATTTAGCTGAGTTACTACCAGAGGATGTGTTAGGTCCTTTAGGTTCAGAGTTAAATTCAAACTACATGGACTACAAAGAGTCTCGTAAAGAATGGGAACACACTTACATTACCGGTTTAGATTTATTAGGATTTAAATACGAAGATAGAACAGAACCTTTCTCAGGTGCAGCAGGAGCCACACACCCGGTTCTTGCAGAAGCGGTTACTCAATTTCAAGCATTGGCTTACAAAGAATTACTCCCGGCCGACGGACCAGTAAGAACTCAAATTATGGGAGCTCCAAGTCCTGAAAAAGAAATGCAATCAACTAGAGTTAAAGATTTTATGAACTATCAGTTAATGGATCAAATGAAAGAATACGAACCTGAGTTTGATCAATTATTATTTTATTTACCACTTGCAGGATCTGCATTTAAAAAAGTTTATTATGATGATTTATTAGGTAGAGCAGTTTCTAAATTTGTACCGGCCGAAGATTTAGTAGTACCTTATACTGCAACATCTCTTGAAGATGCAACGGCTGTTGTTCACCGTATTAAAATGAAAGGCAACGATTTAAGAAAACAAATGGTTGGCGGATTTTACAGAGATGTAGATATTGGTGAACCTGCGGATACTGAATCTGATCTTGAGAGAAAAGAACGAGAACTAGAAGGAATTACAAAAACAAAAGATGAAGACGTTTATAATATTTTAGAATTTCATATTGATTTAGATTTAGAAGGTTTCGAGGATAGAGACGCAGGAGGCGAAGAAACAGGAATTAAACTTCCATACATTGTAACAATTGAAGAAGCATCACGTGAAGTATTATCGATTAGAAGAAACTATGAATTAGATGATCCAAAGAAAAAGAAAATTTCTTATTTTGTTCATTTTAAATTTTTACCCGGTTTAGGTTTTTATGGGTTTGGATTAATTCATATGATCGGTGGTCTATCAAGAACTGCAACTGCAGCTCTAAGATCATTACTAGATGCTGGTACCCTCTCCAATTTACCAGCAGGATTTAAGATGCGCGGCATTAGAATACGTGATGACGCGCAATCTATAACTCCCGGTGAATTTAGAGATGTAGATGCTCCAGGTGGAAATATTAAAGATGCATTTATGGCACTTCCATTTAAGGAACCATCACAAACTCTTTTACAGCTTATGGGTGTCGTTGTATCAGCTGGACAGCGTTTCGCGTCCATTGCTGACCTTCAAGTAGGTGATGGGAATCAACAAGCAGCAGTGGGAACGACAGTGGCTTTGTTGGAAAAAGGAAGCAGAACAATGTCTGCGATTCACAAAAGAATTTATGTGAGTCTTAAGAATGAGTTTAAGATGTTGGCTAGAGTATTTAAATTATATTTACCAGAACAATATCCTTATGATGTTGTAGGTGGTCAAAGAATGATTAAGAAAACAGATTTTGATGATAGAATAGATATCTTACCAGTTGCTGATCCAAACATATTTTCTCAAACACAAAGAATATCTATTGCTCAAGCAGAATTACAATTAGCACAATCAAATCCACAAAGGCATAATTTATACAATGCATATCGTGCAATGTATGAAGCATTAGGTGTAAAAAATATTGATATGATTTTAAAACCTGTGCCAAGACCAATGCCAATGG